TACATATTACGATTATGCAAAAAGAAAGATTAAAAAAAGAAGTAGTATTACAACTACTGGAAAGCCAAGAAGCAATTGGCTACATAGCTGATAAAATGGGAGTTCAATTCCAAACAGTTTTAAAACAAATAATAAGTGAATCACCAACACTATGCAAGAATGCTTATGTAATAACTATTAAAGATGCTTTAGGATTACCATTAAACCAAGTAATAACCGAGTTTTACAATAACGATGGAGGCTATAAAGAATGACTTTAGAACAAGAAGAAAACAAGTTAGCTATACTATGGCAGTATTATAAGAACTGTTTACAGATAACCCACACTGGAGAATGCGATGACCAAGAATTTATAGAACTTGGCAAAGCAGCTAACAAATGGCGACTGCAAAAAGAATTAGTACACAAATTAAAAAACGAAAACAAATGAGCAAACAAACAGCAGTAGAATGGTTAGAACAAGAATTTATTGCCCTGCAAAATTATGGTGTAAATGAATTTGGATTATTTGAAAAAGCAAAAGAAATGGAAAAGCAACAGCACGAGAAAACTTATAACCAAGTGTTAATGAGTAAGTTTGCAACATTTAAGCATTATTGGAACGAAACATTTAATAAATAAATTATGAGCAGAATAGACACATTAAGAAACCGATACGATAAAATAAATCGTTTACGCAACATTGCAATAAATGAACGTAACATCCTTAAAACAAAACAAGCGCAATGGCTGCTTTACTCAATCACAACAACACTTAACTTAATTAGCCAACCACAGCAATGGAATTAGATAAAATAAGAGAAATAAATCACAATGATTATGTGCCAAATTTATTTAATGACCATTTCCAAAACTACAAAAGGTATAATATACCAAAAGCACAATTGATTATTGCAGATATTCCTTACAATATAGGCAAAGATGCTTATGGTTCTAATCCAAGTTGGTATGAGGGTGGCGATAGTAAGAATGGTGAAAGCAAGTTGGCTAATACGGAATTTTTTGATACTGATAAAGATTTTAGAATTACTGAATTTTTACATTTTTGCTCAACAATGATGAAACCTGAACCAAAAGAAACAGGAAAAGCACCTTGTATGATTGTATTTTGCGCATTTGAGCAACAATTTGAATTAATTGAAAAAGCTAAAAAATATGGTTTAAATAAATACATAAATTTAGTATTTCGCAAAAACTTTTCAGCACAAGTTTTAAAAGCAAATATGCGAGTAGTTGGTAATTGTGAATATGCTATTTTGTTATATCGTGATAAACTACCAAAATTTAATAATAATGGTAAAATGGTTTTTAATTGTTTAGATTGGACAAAAGATACTGAAACTGAAAAAATACATCCAACACAAAAGCCAGTTAAAGTATTAGAACATTTAATAAAAATATTTACAGATGAAGGCGATGTAGTTATTGACCCATGCGCAGGGAGTGGTAGTACATTATTAGCTGCTGTAAAAAATAAACGAAAGGCTTATGGTTTTGAAATAAAAAAAGATTTTTTCAAACTTGCAAATCAAAAGACATTTAGCAATATTCAAAAAAACTTATTATAGCAATGGAATTAGATAAAATAAGTAACATAGAATTAGGTGGAATAGACACCAATGATTACCCTGACTTTTGCGATGCTTTTATTGAATCAGCAGAGATAGATGGAATTAAATTAACTGATGCAGAAATAGAAGAATTGAACTGCAATTCAGAGTTTGTATATGATTGCGTTTTAAGCCAATTATTTTAATGGAATTAGAATATTTAAAACATAACGAAAAGCTATTGTTAAAGCAATTAGCACTACTAAAAGAAAAAATATCTATTTACAGTAAACAACTAAGAGAAACTAAAAAACAAATAAAAAAATGGAAAATTTAACACACTGGAAAAAGCTAACCGATCCAAAATACATCGGAAGCTATGATTTTAAACCTGATCAGGAATTAAAGGTAACTATTGAAAAAATAGAAAACGTAAATATTGAATTATTTAATGGAAAGAAGCTTGAAACAAAGAATTGCATCTTAGCCCATTTCAAAGGAGCTAAAAAGCCAATGATATTAAATAAAGAAAATATGAAGGTAATAACCAAAGTAGCAGGATCACCATACATAGAACAATGGACTGGTAAGGAATTAATTTTATATGTAACTAAAGTAGCTGCATTTGGTTCTATGGTGGATGCAGTAAGAGTAAAATTTATACGATAATATGATAGATAATTTAATATTTAGAAGCAGCGCAACAGGTGGCCTATGTGGTAAAACAGGGTTAGGCGCAACAGGTGAGAAACTTGCAATTAAAACGTATTTGCAGAAACGTTATGGTAGGTACAAAGAAATTACAAATAAATATCTTGAAAAAGGTATTGCTTGTGAAGATGCTGGTATTAAAAGCTATAATAGCCTATTTAATACGGATTATGTAAAGAATGATACACGTATTTACAATGAATTTATTACTGGTGAATGTGACATTGATACAGGTGAAAGTATTATAGACATTAAAAACAGTTGGGATTTATTTACTTTCCACGAAAGCAAAACGAGTGATAATAAATTATATGATTTTCAAGGCCAGTGCTATATGGAGCTTTATGATAGGCCCACATTTCAATTGGTTTATGTTTTAGAAGATACTCCTGATCTAAATATATTTAAGGAAATAAACTATGCTGGTGAAATTGAAGAGTGGGAAGAGGTGCAAATTATAGCCAATATGGTTTATTCTAAAGCTACATTTGATAGGCTTATTGAAACTCAAGGATTGGGTGGCGATGTAAAAACTGATAAAGCTATAAAAAGTTTTATTGAAATTCCTGCAGGCGAAAGATTGCACGCAAAACAATTTAGCAGGGATTTAGCAAAATACGAATTTATTAAAACACGAATTAACGAAGCAAGAAAATTTTTAAAATCAATATACGAATAATGGAAATTAGAATAAAATCAGCTCAATTAGTTCCCGATCAATATGGGAGTAACATTAAAATTACAAAAGTAGGCTTATACAATTTAGGGAAATTTATTAAATGGATAAAATTGGATGAAAAATTATTGGAGCTTATTACTTCAGTTAAATTACCAGTAGACAATTCATTTTGTCCACCATTTATAAAAGATACTGAAAATATATTAAATTCTTTAATTGGCACACATTTTATTTTAAATTTTAATGAATTTATAGCAAAATGCGAATTAACTTATTTGCCAATAACAAGGGATGAAGGTTATTTTTATTATGGCAGCAAAAAATTAGATGTTTGCCTGGAGTTTGATACATTTCCAAATTTAGATGCTTCGGACAATTCAGGCGAAGAAACATTTGTATCAAAATTAATAGGGGTATATTTTTACCCAAAATATTTAAATTAAATAAATAAATAAATGGAAATCAAAGGTAAGATCCTTCAAATTTGGGAAGTAAAACAAATAAGTGAGAAATTCAGTAATCAAGATTTTTTAATTGAAACTGATGGACAGTATCCAAAGAAAGTATTAATGCAGGCTATGAAATCAGCGCAGCCATATTTGGATAAATTAGTATTGGGTGACACTGGTACATTTAGCTTTGATGCTGAATCAAGGGAGTGCAATGGCAAATATTACACTAATTTAAAGTGTTTTAAGATTAGTTAGGTATAAAAGGTATAAAATATTTTCTTAGTTTAGCAATAGTACAATAATTATAATTGTAAAATGCTTTTTAAAAAAAATGGAAAATAAAATGTACCTTTTATACCAAATAGGGTTAAAGTGCTGAAAATCACAGGTACATTCTAAGTATAAAAGCGGTATAAAAGCAGTTTAAGTTTATACGGAATGTACCAAACTATTTAGAATGATTCTAAATAAGGTTGTTATTTGTAATTAATCTAAATAAGTAAAGTTTAAAAATAAATAGCAACAATGTAATATAATTAAATATTATTGTAAAGTTAGTTGTAGTAGAAGCCAACTAATATGAATCGAATTTTATCTTTTGCAGTTAAAATATAGATTAAGCCCCTTTTAGCTTCTACCTAATTGGGGCTTTTTCGTCTAATATAATATGATAGTTTCAATATATAAAACAGTTAAGGATACATCAAATCCCTTTAATAAGCCAGTGCAGGTTGCATTGGATAGGATAAAAAATGGAACTTCTAAAGAGTTAAATTTACAAATAAGAGCAACATCATCAAAAGATGAACAAAAGCCATTAAAATCATTATTAAGTGGTGTTTGCTTTAATGGAACATTTATAAAACGATCAATAAAAGGATTAGATAAGAAGTCAGGCTTAATAGTATTAGATTTTGATGAATTTGATACTGAGCAAAAGGCAATTAATTTTAAAGAAAGTTTAAAAGAAGATGCTTATATATTTGCTGCCTGGATAAGTCCAAGCGGAAAAGGTGTAAAGGTATTGGTAAAGATTCCAACTGAAGGCGAACACAAACAATATTTTAATGCACTACAAAAGCACTTTAATAGTCCAAATTGGGATGTATCAGGTTCTAATATAGATAGATTTTGTTTTGAAAGCTATGATCCTGATTTGTTTCAAAATAATGATTCAATGATTTGGGAGTTTATAGAATTACCTGAATATAATGAAATTGAAACTAATGAAGTAACTATTCCAATAAAATCTGAAAGGATAATTATTGAAAAATTACTAAAATGGTGGGAAAAGAAATACGGATTAGTAAAAGGTAATATTAATAATAACCTGCATATTTTAGCTAAAGCATTTAATACTTTTGGAATACCAAAAAGCGAATGCGAACACGTTTTAAAATCAATGGTTAGTATTGATAAGGATAAAGAAGTGCAGCAATTGATAGATTCAGCCTATAAGCACACATCTGAGTTTAATACTAAACAATTTAACGATAGAGCAGCAAAACAAAAGATTGAAAAACAAGTTATATCAGGTGCAAAAAATGCTGATATTGTAAAGCTTTATCCTAATTTCACACCAGTAGAAATTGAAAGTTGTATATTAACAATTAAGCAAAATAATATAAATGATAACTTTTGGGAATATGACGAAAAAGGTAAATGTATAGTTAGCCCACATAAATACAAATTTTGGCTTGAGGATAATAATTTTTATAAATACTTCCCAACCGATACTAATACTTATACATTTATAAGAAAACATCAAGGATTAATTGAGGAAACAAACGAAAAAAGAATAAAGGATTATGTTTTAACATATTTACTTAAAAGAACTGATATTGGATTCCAGCCATACGATATGATGGTAAGCACAACAAAAAATTTCACATCTGACTATTTAAGTTGTTTGGAAAGTGCTAATATTAATTTAAAAGAAGATACAATTGACAGTTGTTTTATATATTTTCAAAATAAAGTATTGAGAATAACAAAAGATAGTATTGAGCAAATTGATTATTTAAACATTAAGGATTACGTTTGGAAAAAACAAGTTATAGCACGTGATTATGTTGAAACTGATCACCACGAGAGCGAATTTAGAAAGTTTATATGGCTTATATCAGGACAAGATGTAACAAGATACAATACAATGAAATCAGTAATTGGTTATTTACTACATTCATATAAAACCAGTGCAAATAATAGAGCTGTAATATTTAACGATGAAATTATAAGCGATAATCCAAATGGCGGAAGTGGTAAAGGTTTATTTTGCAATGCACTTGGTAAAATGAAAAAAGTTGCTTCTATTGATGGAAAAACATTTGAATTTACTAAATCATTTCCTTATCAAACAGTTGGAACTGATACACAACTACTGGTGTTTGATGACGTTAAAAAGAACTTTAGTTTTGAATCATTATTTAGCTTAATTACTGAGGGATTAACATTAGAATATAAAGGCCAGGATGCAATCAAGCTTCCAATAAATAAAAGCCCCAAAATATTAATTACAACTAATTATACAATAGGTGGAGTTGGTGGATCATTTGAGCGCAGGAAGTTTGAAGTTGAATTAAGTGGTTATTTTAATAGTAAATATACTCCATTGGATGAATGGGATCATATGTTTTTTGATGATTGGAGTGATATTGAATGGTCAAGATTTGACAATTATATGATTCAATGCTGCCAATTTTATTTAAAGAATGGATTAGTTAAAAACAGTTTTGTAAACTTAGAACTTAAAAAATTAATCAATGAAACTAAAAAAGAATTTATTGATTGGGCAAGTTTAGAAACATTACCATTAAATACAAGATTACCAAAAGATGAAATATATAATTTATTGGTTCGTGATTACTCAGATTTTTCTAAATGGTTAAGAAAAAATACATTAACTAAATGGCTTAAGATTTATGCCGATTACCATAACTATAAAGTAATAGAAGGTAAAACTAATAATGTATATTGGATTGAATTTACACTTCCTAAGGGATCATTTGAAAATCCAATTAAATTTGACATATAATGGAATTGGCTATTGATTTTGGTAAATGGTTAGTTAATTTAACACAGGAACAAAGGGAATATAATACAGTAGAAAGTTTATTTAAAATATATGAAAGTATTAAGGAATTACCAAGAACGAATAAGTAAAGATGCAAATGATATTTTAAAGCGTTTAGGCTTTGTTTATTTAGCACTTGAAGTAAGAGTAGGTAAAACAGCAATTGCATTAAACACAGCTCACATATATGGTGCAAAAAATGTTTTATTTGTAACTAAAAAGAAAGCAATTAAATCTATTGAAAATGATTATATTGATTTTGGATTTAAGTTTAATTTGACTGTAATAAATGCCGAAAGCTTACATAAGGTTACAGGTAATTTTGATTTAATAATAAGCGATGAACATCATAAATATGGAGCTTTTCCAAAACCATCAAAAGGAACAGTTTGCTTTAAGAAAACTTTTGGACATTTACCAATCATTGCATTAAGTGGCACAATGAATCCTGAATCATATAGCCAGGTGTTTCATCAATTTTGGATTAGTAATAGTTCACCATTTAAACAATATGCAAACTTTTACCAATGGGCCTTACATTATGTAAATATTGGCCAAAAGTATTTAGGTTATGCAATAGTAAAAGATTATTCAGTTGCAAAAGGTGGATTGATTCAAGCAGCAATTGAACAGTATATTATTACTTATACTCAGAAACAAGCAGGATTCACATCTGAAGTAATTGAAAGAATATTGACTGTTGAAATGAATGAAAGCACTTATGATTTGGTTGCTAAACTTAAAAAGGATAATGTAATTGAAGGTAAAACTGAAGTTATTATTGCCGATACTGGAGCTAAAATGATGAGTAAATTACATCAAATGTATTCAGGAACAGTAAAGTTTGAAAGTGGTAATAGTATGGTATTAGATAAGTCTAAAGCTTTATTTATTAAGTCGCAATTTGCGACCACAAAAATAGCAATATTTTATAAGTTTAAAGAGGAATTGAATGTGATTTTAAGTATAGGTAATATTACTACTGATTTAAATGAGTTTAATACTACTGATAAATCAATTGCACTGCAAATAGTTAGCGGTAGAGAAGGAATAAATTTAAGTGCTGCTAAGTATATTGTTTATTATAACATTGATTTTAGTGCAGTTAGCTATTGGCAGTCACGTGATAGGCTCACTACAATGGATCGGTTAAGTAATGAAGTATTTTGGATATTTGCTAAAGGTGGAATTGAACATCATATTTATAAGCAAGTTATGGCCAAAAAGAATTTTACACTAAGTACATTTAATAAATATTATGGCAAGTAGATTCCAATCACAAGTAATTAAACAGTATGAAAGCAATGGTTGGACAGTTTTAAAT